GTTTCTTGGCTAGATACATCTCTAATCTTTGGATCAATATTTTTTGATAGATTATCTATTTCATCAAATAGTTTATCTACATATTCAAAGTTACCAGTCTTATCATTGTATTCAAATAACTTGGTTAGATCTTCATCGCTATTTGAAATAACATTATTAGTAGCTCGTTTAACAGCATCTGGTCTTATACTTCCAATTTTAGAAGCAAGACCTGATATAGCTCCAATACCACCGCTGAGTAACAAACCAGCAGTAGCACCTATAGTCGTTTCAAGAGAAGTACGACTACCAGATATAACACCTTGTTCACCTAATTGCATAGCAGATGAAAATGCTAATGGAGTAAGTACTGTACCCATAGCACCATAAAGAATATCAGCATTAGCTGTTTGCTTTAAGGCTTGTTCTTCTGCAGTAAGTTTAATTGGTTTAAATGACTTAGAATATTTAAGTTTAAGAGAATTAGAAATACCTCTACCTAATCTAGCATAAGCAACACTTGGTAATAAAAATAAATAAGGATCAGCAACCATCATGTTTACAAGCTCAGCTCCAAACACAGATGGATATTGCTTAACCATTTTTACCATTTCATCACCACTAAACTCTTGGCTTCCTTCTTCAAGAAGATAACCAAACTTTTTATAAATACGTTCAGCTTCTTTATAACGTGGTGTATTTTGTAAATAAGGATATTGTTCTAAAAATTGTAAAGCTTTTTTAGCTTGTACTTTTTTAGTATTACCAGTCATCCATTGATATAATGATGCAGGTACAGATTCTTCTAATATTAACTCTACAGGATTACGTAATGAACTAAAAAATCCTGGAGGCTCTTGTTGTTGTGGTCTTTGAGATGGATCAATTAAACCATCAGTTAAATCATTAATAGGATCATTAAGATTTAACTCAGTAGTCCTTAAAGGATTAGCCATTATAACTTAAATTCTTTACTTATATAGGATTTAAATTCTGTTTCAAAATTAGATTTAGTAGTTTTAACTTTAGGTTTTTTATATTTAATTCTTCTTTCAGATCTAGCTAAATTATAAACATCTTCTTGAGTAGCAACTTTAGCACTAGGTGCAAATTTTCTTTCTGGAGAAAAACCCATAGCTGTTGATGCTTCTTGAGAAATTTGTCTAACTTTAACTGGAGTTGCTTTAAAAGATTTAGCTTTACGAGCTGTATATCTTTCCATGATTCTATCCATAGCTACATCTGCTTCTGTTCTAGCTATTATATCAGCTTTCATAGCACCACGAGCTTTACCAATTTTAAGTCCTGACTTAGATACTTTGCTGCCAGAAGCTTTTAATGATTTAACACCTGTCGCAGTAATCTTTCTAGTTTTGCTTAATTCAGATTTTAATTTTTTAAAGTAAACTCTATTAGCAACTTTTTCTGCGTAGTCTCTTGCAGCTAATGATCCAGAACCTTCCATACCATAACCCATATATGCAGGTCTATCACCAAACTTTTTAACAAAAGATTTTTCTGCGGCAATATCTACATCTGATTGACGTACTACTTTACCAGCTGGTAATTTAGTAATAGGAAATCTAGATTTAATTATTTTCATTATTCAAAATAGTCAGGAAATCTATTACGTAATATTTTTTCAGCTCTAGCTGGACTAACTCCTTTAAGATTTGGATTAGCTTCTAGTAATAGATTAATTATTTTAGAGTCATCATTTGATACAATCTTACCAGATACTTTAGGTATAAATACTTCTGGTCCTACTTCACCTACTAAGTATGCTTTATCTTTAGCAACTGGTCCACCTAATTGTCTTTCTCCTACAATTTTTTGTTTAGTAGTATCTACTTTTTTAGTAATTGATTTTTCACCAAATATTCCAAAACCAGATCCACCAACAACACCTTTGTTAGAAGCAATATATTCTCTTGCTGCTTCTTCTAAGTAATCATCAATATTAACTTCTTTACCAGTTTTAGCTACAGCTTTAGCTTTCTTTTCAGCTAATTTATATATTTCACCATAAGCCATATCTTGTTTAGCTGTAGTACTTTCTCCTTTAAACATATCTATAACTTGTTGTAAATAAGTAGGTCTACCTGCTAATCCAGATGCAGCAAGTTTAGCTTTAACAGCTTCAATTTGTGCAGCAGTTGCTGGTCCTGTAACAGAACCACGAGCAGCTATTTTTTTAGCATAAGCTTCAGATATAACTCCACCATCAACCATAGCTTTTAAAGCACTAGCTCCAATAGTTTTTCCTTCACTTGCTTGTTGTAATAAAGATAGTCCAATACCAAATTGTGGATTAGACATAAGAGCATCAAAGCCACCTTTGTCTTTCCAAGTTTTTTGAGCATTATTAAAATATTCTCCAACAGCTCCTAAAAATGTACTTTCTCCTTTATTCATTGGTGTAGGAGTTTTTGCATTTGGATTAACATAAGGTTTATTATTGATAGTCATGCTAGGAGTAGATTGACCAACAGGATATTGATCTAATCTTTTATCAAATATACCACCATATTGACCAGCAGTTTTATCTGTAGGATCTACAGGTAAACCTCTTTGATAATCTAAACTAGATGTTTCAGGATCAGTAAATGAATCTTGTGGTAATGTACTTCCTTTACCAGTAAATAAGTAATTATTAAGATCACTTAATAATCCATTACCTTTTTCTCTTAAATCATCAAATATTGATGCCATTATAATATACCTCTATTTAAATTGTTTGTTTTTAAAAAATCATAAAATGGACTATTATTAACTGCTAATAATCCAACACTAGTAGGAGTACCTACTGTTTTAGAAACTTGTTGTTTTGCTACATCATACCTTGTTGGTAGTGGTAATGTAGCTGGTTGTGTAACATATGTCTTAGGAGCTTGTGGTCCTTCATATGTATTAGTAGTAGATCTTGGTCTAGCTTGTTCTTGTTCTGGTGGATTTAAAGCACTAATAACATTTCCACCAGCAGACAAAGTTAATGCTGTTGTAAAATATTCACCAGGAGTTTTTGGTCTGTATTCTTCAAAGGCTCTAGATGTAGATCCAATAGGATCATTAATAAAAGCTGTACCAGCATCTTTTAATCCAGTAATGCCTCTTTCAAAAAGATTTGGTTGAGTTGCACCTTGATTAACTACTTGAGAACCAGGAGCTACTTGTCCTGTAAGTTCAGGATAAATACTTTCAATATTAGTTGGTGTACCAGTTACTAATGCGTTTGGTTGTACTTGTCCTATTAATTCTGGATAAGCTTGTGTAACAGGCATAGAAGTTGGCATAAAAGCATTAGCATTTATAGCTGCAGTTGGACTATTAGCTAAAGCAATTTCACCACTTGTTTTAGCAGCTGCTATAGTTTCTGCCATAGCTGCTTGTTTACTAGCTTCCATAGCTGCAATTCTAGCTGCTTCTTCTGCTGCTATTGCTTCAGCTGTTAATGCAGTTGCTTCTGCTGTTCCTGCAGTAGCTGTAGTAGAAGCTCCACCTGTCATATAAGCTAAAGTAATTGCTGCTATAATTTCTTTATTATCAGTAACAAAGTCAACAGTATCATCAACAACATCACCTGCTGCTTCAAAAATTTTACTCATTATTTTAATCCGCCAAATATACTACCTAAAAGACCTCCATACATAGCACCAGAATAACCACCAATAGATGGTAATTGAGAACCAATTGCAGAACCAGCTAAAAATCCTCCTGCTGCTTGACCTAATCTATTAGGTGATGGACCAAATACAGTTTGTGTTTGACCACCTCTAGCTACAGGATTTACAATGTTAGCATACTCTACTAATGACTGATAAGGAGCTTGTTGTGCTTGTCTAATATAATCTTCGTATGTTTGTCCTACACCAGTTAAGCTTGTTGCTTGTTGTGCAGTTTGTAATTGTCTGCCACGTTCAGATTCATAAGCATTAAAAGCATATGGCAAAGCTGTTTGAGCTACACTCTTAGCTACTTGTGATTGAGCTACTGGAGAGGATGCAGTTCTTCCTACACCTGAATAGGCTTCATTGACACCTGTGTAAACATCTTGAGCTGCTTGTGCAATAATAGGAGATAAAAATGGATTAGAATATTTACCTGCTACTGTATCAGAAATTTGTGTATTAGCTTGTCTAGCTAAAGCTTCTTGAGCTGCTAAACCTTCTAATGTTAATGCAGACTGAGGAACATAACCAGATGGTCCTTGTGCATAAATATTTTGAGCTTCACTTAAAATTTGATTTAAATTTGTAGTAGATGGACCATAAGGTTCAGCTACAGTTTGAGATGTACTAGTAGTAGTACCACCGCCACCGCCACCACCAAAGTATTGTTCTAATCCTGTTTCTTCATTAATAGTTCCAGAACCACCATACATTTTAAGAAGTCTAGCTTCATAAGGATTTATATGTGCAAGTTCAGTATCACCATTAATACCTTTGCTAGATATTTCTTTGTAGAGATCTTTAAAGAGTTTAATCTTTTGTTTTAATGTAAGTGTTTTTAAATTAATCATAATGTTTTTTCTAATTGTACGTGAGTTTTTTTAAATTGTTTTTTTTTAAGTATTCGTTCCCAACCTGGTCTAGTAAATAATTCCATTTTTTTACAACCTTGTGATCTTGCCCAATTTACAACATTGTCCATAAAATCTACCCAAGTTTTATAACTTGTGCCTGTAGTTATTTTACAATCACAAACTTTATACTTAGGGTACTGTCTAATTTCAGTAACAGTAACGCATTTAATTTCTTTGTCATTAGGATCAAAAGCAATCCATAATTGCATAGTAGCTTTTTCTAACCATTCTTTAACATGACTAGCATCTGCAAAACTACCAGCTCTATCACAAGCTGCTTGTATTAAATCTCTAACATACATCCACACTTCATTAATTTCATGTGGTTTACATAATATTAAATCTAGTTTTGTTTTACTGTTTTTAGTATTAACTGGAAATTCAGTAATGTTGTCTTTATGATTTAATAACATACAATTATTTTTTTAATTGCTTTTCTAAAAGAATGTGGCTTTTTTTATATCTAAAGTTTCTTAAGACTTTTTCCCATCCTGGTCTTGCAATAAGTTCCATCTTATCACAATTATTTTCATAAGCAAACTTCTCAAGTTCTTTAATTAAGTGTTGCCACTTTTCTCTATGATGCCCAGTCATTATACGTATATAACAACATTTTTGCAAAGGTCTTTGTATAACTTCAGTTATAACAACACCATATAATTTCTTTGCTTCTACAGTTTCTTCAGAATCCCAAAGAATCCATAACTGACATTTGTTTTGAATACACCAATCTTTAAAATGATTTGAGTTTGCATATCCTCCAGATTTAATTAAAGCTTCAGTTACGAGCTGTTCAACTCTAAACCAAGAAGCTTCTATTTTATCTTTAGGAATAGAAACTAAAGTAATCATTCAAATGAAATTTCTAAAACAGAAACAGTTCCTGTAATTCTATTTGCTGTAGCAGCAGTAATTTTAAGTATATCATTTTCATCTAATACAATTGGGCCTTTAGCAAAATTTTCTGTTGTACTAGCTGACATTGTAAGTTCTGCAATTTCAGTAGTTGTAGCAGCACTAGTGTCTGTAACAAATACTTCAACAGTAGTATTACCTGTGTGATTAGAACATTGTATAGTTTTTATAAGTGCTTTAACACCTGCAGGTACAGTATAAACAGTAGTTTGATTTGTTGTGGTTAAACTAAAAAACGTACTTTTATATGTATTGGACATTTACTTTTTATTAAAATACTTCTTAACATCCTCAACCCATTCTTCAAAGAATTTAACAGAATCAGCATATAACTTTTCAGTTGATTCTTTAACTTCTTTATAAGAAGGAATTTTAAACGGATTAAAATTAAACATAGTGTTCTCCTTATATTGGTTTGTTAATAAATTCTAGTTCTTCGTTAGTGTAAGGTATCATATTATTCTTTAGGATATTTAGCTTTAACTGCTAGACAATCGTTAATATACTTTTGTATTTGAGCATCATCACCTTTAACAATACCATCTAGGTATTCTTTAAAGTCAGGATATTCGTTTGCTCTATTTCTTTGATATTGATTAGATTCATATTCTGCTTGTATTTCTTTTTGTTTATCTAATATTTGTTTATTAGTAATGTTTGTTGGGTTTCCATCATGCCAAACAAGTGTATTTATATCTTCTCCAAAAACACTTACTTGTGCATCTGCTTTAATTGCTAGTATTGCATTACATATTTTTATTTTCATAATTAACCTTTAATTTCCATTAACACCATTGATGCTTTGTGAGCTGAAGGATCAAAATAAAGAGTGCCAGTAGTTCTTCCAAACAAAGTATATGTTGTTGAAGAAGTTGAACTTGGACTATCTAAATAATTAAGACCAATCATAACATTAAGATTATCAGTTTGTATTGAACCTAATCCATTTGTTTCAGATGACATTAATGTTCCACCTCTATCAATATTAAATGCTGCAGTTGCAGTTTGTTCAACAGTACAATTAATAATAACTAATATTTTATTACTTGCTGATGATGGAGTAATAGAAGCAGAAAAACCAGTAGTTACAAAACTGCCTGATGTAATTGTAGAAGCTGTTGTGCTTGTGGCACTAACAACCTGAATAACTTGTCCAGCAGCAGCTCCTAAACCACTAACAAAATTAGTTCTAGTCATCTTTCTTAATGCTGTGGCAGAATCGTCATAGATTAAAACACTATCTGCACCATCAATAGAAGTTTCTGCTGTAGCACCAGTAATTAAATTAGAAGTTACTTTTGCAAAGCCTACTGTTGAATCACTTGGAGTACCTATGTTTAATACATCACCTAATACTAAAATAAAATCTATTGTGTCTGCAGATGTTAAAGCAGAATCAAATACTATTGTTGAACCTGATATTGTATAAGCTGAAGTTGGCGATTGAATAACACCATTTAAAGATACGATGCAGTTGTTTGCAGTTTGTGGAAAATACGCAACTCCACCATTTAATAAATTGTATGTAGCTGTAGCGGATGTAGTAATAGCATCTAGCTTTACAAAATTTCCTACAACTGGTTGTTTGCCGATATAAGCCATCTATTTTGGATATTTCTGTTTAACTGCGTTGATGGCTTGTTGCCATTTATTAGTGCCATTAATCTTATCCCAATACTGCATATCAAGTTGATCTGCAAGAGATGGATAGTCTTTAGCTCTATCTCTTTGGTATTGTTTAGAATTATATTCTGTAATTAGTTCTTGTTGCTTAGCAAGTATTTCATTTGCAGGAATTGGAGTAGTTCCATTGTTCCATTGAATTGAATTAATATCATTATTAACAATAGTAAATGAAGCATTTTGATTTATTAATAATATTGCTTTTTCTATAAACATTATGCACCTACCTCAAATAGTTGAAATACTGAAATTGCTCTTGCACCATAAGATGCATCTACATTGGCATCAGCATAAGCATAATTTATATAAGCTGTTTCTCCTGCCTGACAAAATACTTGAACTTTATATGTATGAGAACTTGTATCTGCTGGTAAATATACACCCATAAAAAAAGCTGATGTAGAATGATCTGTATTAACTCCTCTTGCACCATCTGATATGGTTACTCCTGGTCTGTTCCCAGCAGCAGTTCCTATTAATGATGTTGGTATTGTACTATCAACTTTAAATACAAAAGCTGTACTACCAGATAAACTACTACCAGATATTGTTTGTAATCTTCCAATATGTCCAAACATAATTATTTTATTAGCACTATTAGACATTGTATGAGTGATACTTAAATCAGTAACATCAGCATAAGATGCTCCAGTTGATGTTTGTGTTCCTTGAAATATTGCATATTTATGTGCAATAACTTTACCACCTACACCAGAAGCTAGTTTAGCAGCTGTAATAGCACCACTAGCTATATCTGCGGCAGCTATTGTGCCATCAGTTATTCCTAGTGATTGTATTTTTGTTAGTGGCATTTAATTATTCTCCTCAGCTGGTAAAGGTGTATTACCTTCTTCTAACCATTTTAAATATTCTTGATAGTCGGTATTGGCTAAGTCAAAAACAAAGCTAGATACTGTGCCATCTTCATTAAAACGCATCACAGCAGATGGTTTTTTAGATATGGAATTGTTAATTAATTTATAAATCATAGTTCTGCTCCAAAATATAAATAAGCTGTATTGTTATTATTTGCTAACAAACAGCCACCTCTACCAGTAGTTAATCCACTACTTACATCAGCATGTACACAAATAGTTTGAGGATTTGCTGAAGCAATAACAGGATTAGCACTACAAGTGTAAACTGTACCACCAGAATAAACTCCATAATTACTAGCTGTTCCTGTGCCAGTTATTGTTGGTGTTGCTCTCATTCTTACTGGTAATGTATATGCACTTGTAAGTCTTGTAGTTGATTCACAATCTCCTTGAATAAAACGACAATAAGTATCATTATGTTCAGATGCTTTTATAGCAAATAAATATCGCTGACATCTACCTAAGCTAACATCAATAGGTAAGAACTCAAAATCAGTAGCACTTGTTCCAGCTTCTAATTGAACTCCAGTAATTAAGAAATCGTTTGATGTGCTATCTGCTATATTAACTTGACCAACTGCTCTGTCTGTTACATTTGAAGAAGAACCCCAGTTTGTTTGTAAAGTTCCTGATGTAAAATCTGTACCAGCACCTAACCAAAAATTTAAACGTAAACTTTCTCCATTATCATTTGTAAATGCACCAGTTGTATCACCAGCAAAAGTAACTGTTTTAAATTCCCAAGTGTTAGATACACTTATAGTATAAGATTTTGATATAGTTCTAGAATTATCTGTGTCTTGAAGTTCTGCAATAAATGTTCCAGTCTTAGTAGATTTAACCCAGAATGACAAAGTCAAAGATAAAGCATTAGAAGTTCCTTTTTTTAAGTATTGTAAATTTTGTCCCTCAAATATTTGTCTAATAAGTAAATTATCACCAGCAGAAGGTGAAGCATCAGCAGTTGTACAATCTAATTTTAAAGAGTTAGCAAAACCATATCCTGAAGGTACATCAGTTGATTGCGACATAGTAAAAGTTCCAAGAGAACTTATATCAACTCTAAATCTATCTAAAGTATGGTAAGTAGTGCCACTACTAATAGAAGCTACACTTGTACTTCTTTGTGCAATTTGCATATCGCCATTAATAACAATATTTCTAAATGGTTGTGAACTAATGCCAGTTAATTTAGTAGCTACTATTGCGGCACTTGCATTAATGTCAGCATTAACAATAGTACCATCTACAATCTTTGCAGATGTTATAATGCTATCAGCTATATCCGCAGAAGTTAAAGGTACTGCAGAAGGTTTATTTCCTATGAAAGGCATTTAATCTCCTATGAGCTTATATCGTCAACAACACTTACAATCGCATCTATTGAAGATGCAGCACTTGATATAATATAAAGTCTATCACCTGATTGAACTACAAATTTAGCTCCACCATCTATTACCTGTAAAGTAGATCCAGAAGGTATTGGTGCGTCTTTAATTATATAAAAATTGTTTCCACCACTTGCAATATATACACTTGCAGTAATTGCAGTTGCTGTAACGTTTGCTAAATTAATTCCTATAATTGTATCGTAACTATTAAAATCAGAACCATCTGGTATATCTACTGCTGATGTTCCAATGTTTCTTTCTATGTATCTTCTAAAATTTTGTGCCATATTTTATTTCCTATTATATTATTTGTTACTATAAAGCAATCGCCATAGCAATCGCAAAACCATTACTTGCTTTACTATCTATTTGAGTTTGAATAGCTGAAGTTACACCATTCAAATAACCAAATTCTGTATTATCTACTGTACCTGTTCCAATCTTAGTTGCAGCAATTGAATTAACTGCAAGTGATATTGTACCAGAAGAAGTTATTGGACTTCCTGTTACTGTAAATTCTGAAGATCCTGAATCAGCTACTGCTACAGATGTTACTGTACCACCTGAACTTGGAAATACTTGTACGTATGAAATAGAACTAGAACCAAGTGTAGCACTAGTATCTGTTGTACATAAAAATAAATCATCAGCATGAGTAGTACCTTCTGATACTAAAATTAATTGTCCAGCAATTTCTGATATTATATCAAATTCTGGATCTCTTGAAGCAGCTCCTGAAGCTACAACAATATATAAACCATTTTGAGATGCAGTAGATTGATCTTTTAATAAAACTCTATTTCCTGTTACTAATGTAACACCATCTAAAGTATCACCATTTTCTAATCCTGTAGAAATATTAACATTTGCAGTAGATGCAACTCTAGCAATAGCTCTTGTTCTAAGACCAGTAACTAAATTATCAACATAATTTTTAGTAGCGGCTTCAGAAGAAGATGACGGATCACCTAATCCTGTAATTGTTCCACCAGTTAAAGTTACACTATTAGCATTTTGAGTTGCTATAGTTCCTAATCCTAATGTAGTTCTTTGTGCAGACGCATCAACATCATCAAGTAATGCTTTACCAGCAGTTGTTAAATCAAATACTGCAGCAGTTCCTGATCCTGTAAATTGAATACCTTTGTCAGCGGCAGAAGTTAATCCTGCAATTGCTGCAAGTTCAGCATCATATGCTTGTACGTTTGTACCAATAGCTAAACCTAAATTAGTTCTAGCAGTAGATGTAGAAGATACATCAGATAAATTATTTGAAGCTGTTAACTTTGTTCCAAGTTGCGTTTGAATAGCACTTGTTACTCCAGATACATAACCTAGTTCAATATCTGTTACTGTTGATACATCAATCTTACCAGATGAATTTGATATAGCAGCTCTACTAGCAGTTAAGTCAGATGATACAATTGTTGTAGCAGCACCTGTTATTGTAGCTTGTTTTGAATTTATTTGTGTTTGTATTGCAGATGTAACTCCGTCAAGATATGAAAATTCTAAATTAGATACTGCACCACCACCTATTTTAGCTGCGTCAATTGCAGCTCCTGTTGCGACTTTAGCATTTGTGATTACAGATTCTGGAATTGAATCTCCAGTTTTAGATAGTATAGCAAGATAAATAGTTACTGCTTCGTTAGCTAATGAACCACTATCCCATACAACAGTTACAGTTGTATTAGTTGAAAATGTACTTGCACTAATTGTTCCAAATATAGTTCCTGGAGTTGTAGCTATTGCTTTAATTCTACGACCTATATGATAAATACTTGTAACATCTACACCGCTTACTGTGAATGAAGTAGCTGAAGCATATGCAATAGTAAATCCATTATCACCATCACCATAAATAACCCATTGAGAATCGTTATACCATTCTCTAAGTTCAGCACCTAAACCTCTAAAACAGTCATTAATATTAGAAGGCAACATTCCTTCTGCTGTATTAATATTTCCTATTGTAGTGTTATTTGCTGCGGTAGTGCTATAATCTTTTATTCCTGCCATATTAATTTCCTATAAACCATGTGAAAACTTTATCGTTTTCTGTGTTAAATTTATTTATATATTCGTTTAATGCTACTTCTACTTGTCTTTGAAAATATTCTTGAGTATCAAAAGAATATCTTACGTTATCAATATCTAATTCTGTTATGTCTGCCATTATCTAATTCCTGCTGGTGTTGCTGTTACATCAATACCTTGTGCGTCATTCCAGTTAGTTCCAGAAGCTATTTTAACATTAGCTCTAACATATCTACCAGATTGTCTCAATGGTGCTATGCCAGTTGGATTTGCTGCAACATAATTAGAAGTTACAGCAGTATCTACTAAAGCATCTCTTGTTTTAAGAGCTACTGTCGAAGCACAATCTACTATAGGTCTAACTCCAGTAATTTTAGTTCTTTGTCCTGGAATAGGTTCTATTTCAGATGTTTCCATTTCTGCTTCTAATTGATTACCAGCAAATATAGCTGCTTTAAAATTATTATCAACAGCACCTAAATATAATTGTCCACCATTCCAAAAGTCTGTGTCTAATGCAATATTAATATTATCTAAGTTAGTAGATATAATATCCATTAACTCTACAGTATATGCACCTACAAATTGTGTAAATATTGTTGAAGCATTTGCAGTTGCTGATGACCATTTTTCTGTAACATAATTATAAATTAATAATTTATCACAAACACCTGTTGTATTATTAGCATTTGCTATAGAAGGATATAACCATAAAGCAAGGTTATTAAATGGATCTATTGCTGCAACAATACGATCTGTATAAGCTTTATTTAAATCAGCATCAAAAAATCTATTTACTTTTTCTGCACCAATTGCTTTTAGTGCATCACCATTAACTTCAAAGAAACCATCGTCTGCGTAAAAAAATACTCGTCTATCTGTTTGTGTTACAGTCTGTCCATATACAGCACCACGATTAGAAGATATAACGGAAAATCTGAATACTGTTTGTCCGCCAATATAGTCCATACGAACAATTTGATTTTGTCTAAATACATATCCTATTTCACCTGAAGTTATAGCTACAATTTTACCACCGCTTCCTACTAAATCTTGAAAGTCTGCTTGTTTTTTTCCAAGTTCCCAAGTAGCAATATCATCGTTGCCAGTCCATTGTACTCTATTAACATTATTTGGTTGATTACCAGTAACTAAAAAATTTCTTATAATACCTGATACTCTAAATGTAGGTACAGTACCAGAAGTTGCAATTCCAGATAAATTATTAAAAGCAGTTGAAGTACCTAATAAAAAATATTGAGGTGCGTCAACACCATTACTTGCAATAATATAATTACCAAATTGAGTAAATGTAAAAAAGTCTGTATTACCTCCAGTTAATGGAGTACCACCAGTAAAGTTTGTAGTGGTTAATCTTACTGTATCAGTAGATACTGTTGTTAAATTATTTCTACCTACAGCAGCTCTTGTTACTGTAACGACTGCTCCAACGACAGTTGCAGAAAAATCTGCATGAGCATCAATAGTATTTTTTAAATTTGTAGCTGTAGTATTATTATTTGTTTGAACTTCAAATTCTAATGCACCAGGAGAACTAAGAGTAGAAGTAAATACTACTGAGGTTCCATTATTTTTAGTTAAAGTAATTGTTTTACTAGCTGCAATATTTGCATAATCAGAAACTGTAATTGTGCAGGTTGCAAATGAATTATTTAATAATAAACCTTTTGCTCCTACTTCAGTAAAAGAACCACCAGTTAATTGATAAATAGTATCTTTTGTAGTTGCAAAATTATAAACATTATTAGAACCATCTCTAAATGATGCAGCACCTTTTGAATCTTGTGTAATAGTATTAGAACTATAATTAACTAAACTTTTAAATGGTTTGTAACATTGTAAAGCATAATAAACATTATTAGCTACGTTAGCTCCTTTGTTTAAATGTTTTGGTTGATCAGGTAACCATTCACCAAATGCTAATTGCATAATTATTTTCTTCTATAAAACGATAAGTCTGTGCCTACGTCAGTATTTTGTACAACAGGAGATCCACCAAATGAATCTTGTTGATCATTATTTTCTAATCTTTCCAATGCAGTTTGATACATAGCAATCCAATTTTGGACTTGAGCTTGATCTATACCACCAATAAAATTAGCAGCATGAAATAAACTGCCATACAAATAAATTGAAGGATGTGAAGCTAAAATATAATTACTAGCATTACCAGATGATAAAGGTGTAAATGCTTTATAGTATTGTAAATAACCTGTATAAGTTGTATCTGGGCTTGGAGCAAATCTAAATTGTTCTACTCCATTATCTGATTCAATTGTATAAACTCTTGGTAAACCAGTAGTTGAACCGCCTTTAATTGCAAATAAATTTGCAGGAGTAATATAATTTAAATGATATTTAGTCCCACCAGATAAAATATAAAATGATCTAACAGCTATAAAACCAGTAGGCACAGTTTCAGTTTCACTATTAATACTAATAGTGTCAATATGTTCCATTTGTCTAATTCTTAATTTAGCATTAAGATCAGCTTCAACTAATTTTATAAAGTCATCAGATATTTCAGATGTAAGGTCAGCTCTATTAAGCCAGTTAGCTATTGTGGATTTTAATTCTGTATAGGTACTAATTGCCATTATATTTTTCCTTCTGCAGTTCTAAAATATCTATACTCATTAGAGTTTAATTTTTTTTTTAAAATCTTTTTACGTTCTACATCTGGTATTCCAAACCAATTATTTGTTCCGTTATATTCTTTGGCCCAAATCGTTAAACAAATATTTGGAATACTTGCTACTCTTTTTAAATCTCTAGATTTAGAATATCCATCATTTAAAGTAATAAGTTGTTTGTTCTTTTTAAGAACAGGTTCAACATCTTGAGTGTGTTTAATAGTAAGTTTTCCATCAGATTCTTTAATATAATCTGAACGGATAACTCCATCAAACTCAACGTCTCTTAACTTAGACATTACTCAGTTAATGATGTAACGTATAAATTTCCAGAAGCACAAATTCCAGCTACTTTTTC